CTGTGTTTGAGCAGGCACACATGACCCTGGAGATAGAAACTACCAGGGGAATCGCAGCTCAAATTTTGAGGCACCGTAGCTTCACATATCAAGAGTTTTCCCAGCGGTATGCTGACAGTTCTATGTTGGCAGATCAGATCCCTCTGTTTGATCTTCGTCGTCAAGATGATAAGAACAGACAGAACTCTATTGATGATGTTGATCCTTTCACTAAGCAAGAACTTGAGATTGTTATCAAGCGTCACTTTGAGAGTAGCATGGACATCTATCAACAGATGCTACGACTAGGAATCGCAAAGGAGTGTGCTCGTTTTGTACTCCCCCTCGCCGTTCCAACAAAAATCTACATGACAGGATCTGTAAGATCATGGATCCATTATATTGAATTGCGTTCTGCTAATGGAACGCAGAAAGAACACATGGACATCGCACTAGATGCTAAGCGTGTGTTCGCAGAACAGTTCCCTATTTGTGCGGAGGCACTTGGTTGGTTATGAAACTACTTACACTAGAAGACTATCAAAAAGCAGGCGAAACTTTTTGGCCTAAGTATGATTATGTTGCTAAAGAACTTGGGGAGGATGCCAAACCTGAGCAAGTCCTCAAAGTTATGGAAGCAATTGGTGGTATTGCATTGAAGCAAGCACTAGAAGACAAACTATCTGGTCCATTTGGATTCAACAAAAAGGAGAAAGAAGATGCCGACGTATCCAGTTATTAATAAAGTCACTGGTGAACAAAAAGATGTTCGTATGACCATGGCAGAGTGGTCACAGTGGTCTAAAGATAATCCTGATTGGCAGAGAGACTGGAGTGATCCCTCTACATGCCCTGCCTCTGGTGAGGTTGGTGACTGGAGAGACAAGATGGCGAAGACCCATCCTGGATGGAAAGACATCATGAAGAACAAGGTGATCCCTAAAGCACCACGAAACAAAACCATTACTGACAAATACAATTACTGATATGCCTGCTAGAAAGAAGACTGTGAAATCACCTGGACAAGGTATGACTGCGAAGCAGAAGAAGCGTCGTAAACCTATTGACGAGGCATACATGATTCCTGTTGAACCTCTGACACATAATCAACAGGTTATGTTTGATGAGTGGGATAAGGGTCAGATGATCTATGCCTATGGTGTTGCTGGTACAGGTAAAACTTTTGTTGCTCTGTACAAAGCACTTAAAGATGTACTGAATGAGTACACACCATATGAAAAGATCTATATCGTTCGTTCTCTCGTAGCTACGAGAGAGATTGGTTTCCTTCCTGGTGACCATGAAGATAAGTCTTCTCTCTATCAAATACCATACAAGAACATGGTACAATCCATGTTTGAGATGCCTGACGATGCATCATATGATATGCTCTATGATAATCTAAAGGCACAGGAAACTATTTCGTTCTGGTCTACCAGTTTCATTCGTGGTACTACACTAGACAATGCTATCGTTATCATTGACGAGTGTCAGAACCTGAACTTCCACGAACTTGATTCTATTATCACTCGTGTTGGACAGGATAGTAAGATTGTTTTCTGTGGTGATGCTGCACAAACTGACTTGCAAAAGATCAGTGAACGTACAGGCATCATTGATTTCCAACGCATCCTTCAGAACATGGATGAGTTCTCTCTTGTAGAGTTTGGTGTTGAAGACATCGTTCGTTCTGGTCTTGTCAAGTCTTACCTTATCAACAAAATTAATCTAGGACTATGAAGTTGTTTAATCATGTAGGTAAGATAGAACCTATTGAAATGTCTGCTGAGATGGTAGATGGCAAACGCATGTACCTGACACCAGAAGGTTTCAAGTTTCCGTCTGTCACTACTGTGATTAGTAACAACGCTAAAAAGATGGCGGGCATTGCTCGCTGGAGAGCTAGAGTAGGAGAGGCAAAAGCAAATGCTAAGTCTGCTCGTGCTACTGGACGTGGTACAAAGTATCATTCAATCGCTGAGGATTACTTTAATAACAATCTAGATCTAAAAAAGTATAAAAACTTTCCGCTTCCTGTCCTTATGTTCCATCATAGTAGGGATACTTTGGACCGTATAAATAATATTTACTTACAGGAAGCGGCGCTCTACTCCAAACATTTGGAACTGGCAGGGCGAGTAGATTGTATCGCTGAGTTTGATGGAGTGCTGTCTATCATTGACTTTAAGACAGCAGAGGAACCCAAGCGGGAGGAGTACCTCTACGATTACTTTGTGCAAGAGACTGCATACGCATGTATGTTGCAGGAAAATTACGGGTTGAATGTAAAGCAACTCGTCACAATCGTTGCTTGTGAAAACGGAGAGACTCAAGTGGTGGTTCATCCACCTAAGAAAGAATTCTTTATTACACTAATGAGTTACATAGACGAATACCAAGAACGATATGGACAAAAAACAATTATTAGAGGATAGATTTATGACATCTGCGAAGTTCTCGCAGGAAGTGGAGAAGATTGCTTTACACAATCCAGACATGAATTATATTGATTCGGTTATCCACTTTTGTGAGATCAATGAAATTGAACTAGATAGTGTCAACAAATTGATCAGTAAACCACTAAAAGAAAAGCTGCGTCATGAGGCACAGCAACTCAACTTTATGAAAAAAACTAGTCGTGCTAAGTTAATGCTTGTATGAATGTTCTTACCATTGATTTGGATTACATGTCAACAAACTACTCTAAGTTAGTTGACAGTGTTTATAGTAATGACTTTACCAACAAAAGATGGGGGGAGTTCTATAAGAACACCTACTACTCTGAAGATCATTTCAAGATAAACATAGATAACTGGTTGTTTATTCTTGACGTTTATACGAAAGCAATAACTCAATGCAGCAACGTTGCCTTTGGTTATGAACATGATAGTATTCTTTTTGATCTACAGGATGTAAAAGAACCAATAAACATTTTGAATATTGATCAGCACCATGACATATGTTATGTTAATGAGCAGTTCAATGAAGTCATTGAATATGATATTGTCTCTCAAGCAGACTGGGTTCTATGGTTGGTGAAGAATAGAAATCTTGCTAGTTACACATGGGTAGGGAATCAAAACTCTACTCAATTAGACAATGATGTGGTACAATTAGAATGGAATTTCAGTTCTCTTCTGAAAGAAGAATTGAATATAGATACATATAAATTTGATTACATATACATCTGTGCATCACCACAGTATCTTGCTCCACATCACTGGTATTACTTTGATATCATGAAGATGATATACAAAAACATATGTGGACTAGATCCTAAGATGCATCAAGATAAATTTGGTTATGATATTAAAAAGTTTTACAAGTACAAAGGCAGAACAGTATGAGTTTCTTTCAGTCGGATATTATTAGAGGTGACATCCAAGAGATGTTAGAACTACAGCAGTTCTGTTTTAGATCTGCTATGAATTTCATCCTTCTTGATCCTGATAGAAAGATGGAATACTTTGAAGCTCTTGAAAAACTTATTGGCAAGCAGCAAATCTTTTATGCTCGTGCTAAACTGAGTGACGATCCTGAAGCGAAGTCGGTCGTAGAGACCATGAAGCAAGGGGTCATCATGTTGGGTGCTACACCTGACAAATCTATTGAGAGCATGTTCCAAGAACTACTGGATAAAGTCCAGAAGATGAAGGACCAGTTAGAAAGTGGCACAGAGGGTTGACGCCCGACTCTGTGCCTGTTATTATGTCTGAGTGATAGGGCATCACAGACCAAATCCAAACTAATCCGAGGTAATCTAATGTCATTCGCAGATCTGAAGCGTAAATCCCAGAACAACTTCCAGTTCCTCCAGAAGGAACTTGAGAAATCATCCAGCGGCAAGAACGTTGATGACCGTTTCTGGAAACCAGAGGTTGACGCTTCTGGTAACGGGTACGCTGTTATTCGTTTCCTTCCTGCCCCTGAGGGTGAGACCATCCCATGGGCAAAACTGTACTCCCACGCCTTCCAAGGTCCTGGTGGTTGGTACATTGAAAACTCCCTGACCACACTCAACGAGAAGGATCCCGTTGGTGAAGTCAACCGCCGTCTCTGGAACAGCGGTAGTGATGAAGACAAAGAGACTGCTCGTAAGCAGAAGCGTAAGCTCCAGTATTACAGCAACATCTATGTCGTGAAGGATCCTAAGCACCCTGAGAATGAGGGTAAGGTATTCCTCTACAAGTATGGCAAGAAGATCCATGATAAGATCCTCGCTGCTATGCAACCTGAGTTCCAAGACGAGACTCCTGTCAACGTCTTCGACCTTTGGGAAGGTGCTAACTTCAAACTGAAGATCAAGAAGGTTGCAGGTTACTGGAACTATGATTCTTCTGAGTTTGATTCTGTCTCTGCTCTCAGTGCAGATGATGATGAACTGGAAGCAACCTGGAAGTCTGAGCACTCCCTGGAAGCATTCACTGCAAAGGATCAGTTCAAGTCCTATGAGGATCTTGAGCGTCGTCTGAACATGGTGCTAGGCATCAGTCAGCGTCCTGCTCCTCGCAAGGTAGATCCTGAAACCTACGAGGATGAGAGTGAAGGTCGTGGTTATGATCATGCTAGCGATAGCTTTAATGCTCCTGATATTACTCCTTCTCCTGTAAAGGAAGAAGCAGTCGTTGATGATGACGATGCCCTGTCCTACTTCGCACGTCTTGCGGAGGAGTGATATGGATGTAGTTCACGCATGGAACTCCATGTCCTATGGAGAAGGGTTTCTCTTCTCCCTCTGGGTCATCGGAATGTATTACATTAAACTCCGTATGGATCGCTACTTCACACGATGAAACTAATTGCTTCTGTTCTCTTCCACCCAGTCACAGTCTTTAATCTTCTGTTGGTTGGGTGCCTGGGATTGATTGAAGTTGTTCACACTAGAGCACATCATACTCTAGAGGCAGATGTTCATGGTCATGTACATCAATACCTCAGGAAAAATCCTGAAACCTGTGACTATATTGACTATTGAATTCCATAAAACTGGAAAAAATTTTTCCGCAAATTTTTTGCTAAAAAAGATCAACCAGTTTTCTTTAATTGTTGACTGATATAGTTGCCAGACTTTTGATATAAGTTCTGTCTTCTGAAGTCATCAACAAAAGAGTTTAGATACTCTGCTTTGAGAAGATAAATTTTTCTCTTCTTCTCATTTTCATTATGAAAATTTTCAGCAACGGTAATGGGACTACAAATCTCGTTACCGTTTTTTAATGTCACTACACCATCAATGTTTATTTTATGCTGTCCATTGTAGAATGCCTGATCAACATGTAAACCTGCAGCGTATGGTCCGATAGCAGCAGTTTCATAGTGAGAGATCTCAGAGTAGGGATCATCATACTCTTCTTCTAACACTTTATACAACTCATAGTTGTTCATTGGCCAATCATACTGTACATTGACCATGTTATTGACTAAAAGAACTACCCAGTCATAGAACACATTTCCATATGCTCTTTGTGCTACGGTGTCAGGTCTTTCTCCATCTCTAATAGTATATTGTTTGAACAATACTACGTTAGAAAATATATCATCACTGATTTTGTAGCGACGGAAGAAGTTCTTCGCAACTACGAAGTCTGATTCAGAGAAAGGATAACTGATTGGTTTCTCATCATATGAGATGTTTGGGATGATTGAAAAAAACATTACCTTATACCCTCAGAACCGTTGTTTACACCATCAATCTCTTCAGCAAATACCATCTTAGTTTCTTGGAAACTTATGGATAGTTGAATTGCTACTGGTTGTCCGTCAAAATATGTAGCATATGCTCCATCAGGAGTATAGTTTACATCTACTTGAGTAATAGCACACATTTTAAATCTTGGTAACCCTTCATGCTCTACTGAACCTTTCATAAAAGCAACTCTACACAAGTCAGGAACACCAATAAATCCTTTGAAAGTTCCTGGAGATGTACCACCAAACACGTCACCTGGATCTAGTTTTGGTAGCATTGCTCGCTTGAATTGATTGCAAATTCGTTTGATGGTTGAACTTTCAGTCGCGTCTCTTGGAACTAGTTTGAAGTTGAGTGTAAAGTTCCTTAGGTCTGTACCACCATACATCAACTCAACGTTTGGGTTGAGAATAGCACCAGAAATACCACCAAATAGATCGTCATTTGATAGTTGATCTCCACCAATCTTTTGCAACACTTTTCTCATTGCCATTGCACCTTGAATTGGAATAGATCTATCAATAGCACTGCTAGCAGCTGTCGCAGCACCTTTTAATTTTTGACCTATGCCTTCAGCACCAGCAGCTTTTAAAGCATCTGATGCAAAGTTTCCATATGCTTTTCCAGTCCAATTAGATCTAAAACCAGTTGAGATATCTTCTGGCATGTAGAGAACAATAGGTGCCATGCCATTACTATTTGTATACTGACTTTGTTCACCTTCACCTGCTGCCTGGTTGTAATCATATTGATCAACAACAATTTCTTTTGGAAACGCTGTTCCACGACGTTTTGTATATGATTGTGTTTGTCCTCCACTTCTGATTGCTTTTCTTTTTCTAAATGGTGGAGTGTACTTATAAAATTGAAATGTTACATAGTCATGATCATTAGTGATTCCACCTTGGTTGGTTGGATATCTTAAAGAGTTAGTAGAACTAGTATTGACTGTTGCTGGTGGAATCAGACTAGATTTTACTTTAATTAAATTATTTTGTTCAATAATGGATGACAATCCACTTTCGTCTTCAGTAATTAAGTCTTGTAATTCTGTTGCACCTTGAAATTGAGCAAGGAAAATGTGGGGAGCAGCAGAACCCCCTTCTGCCATTTCAAAACTGGTTTGGAAAGATCCTTTTTGATTAGGAAGATTTCCATATACATCTGCTTCAAAAACGTACTGCCACCCTCCAGTCTCATAGTACCAAGCGTCTTGCTCACTACCTTTCTTAATAACTGCTTGTCCCTTTGGACTTACAGCCCAAGCTTCTTTTAACTTATTATATTCGTCAGTAGTAAAATCCTTAGGGACTAATTGTGGTTGCTCTGCCATTACTTAGACATCTCCCTAGATTGTTTGGTGCCGTATCCTTTCACTAATCGTTGACCTCTGATTTTATCGTAGAAATTTTCGTCTGTGTCTTCCCACACAAGTTCTTTTTCAATAGGGAACATCATACCGTTGATGTTTCTCACGAAGTCTTCAGTCGGCAACAGAATAGCAGTGTCCCATTCTGCAGCAGCTAGATCAAGATATAGACCTTCTACATGTGCTGTTAGATATTTATGGAAGCACTTCTTAGGAATGTCAATTCTACCCTGCATTAGTTTCTTTGTAGCAATGATTCTCTTCTTTGGAGAGAGGTAGTGTAAGTTAGCACCCCAGAATTCATTCTTTCCGATAGTCTTGATAACATATACTAGAGGTAGTTGATCATAGTAAGGCAAGTATTTCATCTTTGCCTTATACTCAAACATATACATGTGACCCTGAACAGTGTATCTACGAAGTTCATTGGCATCTTGCTCTTCTACAGCACCAACTCTGTCACTTCTTTCGTTCAGTATGTACTTATTGAAATTCTTTTTGTACGCAGCAGCTTCATTCTTTACTGCTGCTCTATACCAGGAGAGTGATTTCTTTTCTCCTCCTGTTTTAGCGGAAACTCTTTCAAAGAGTGTTTTATATCCTGGGTTTTTGTTAACAGCATTGCGCTGAACTGATGCAAATCCTGTTGCCATTGTTCTAGACTCCTAAGTGATCTTCGGTTAGTATTAAGAAGTTCATCTGCCTGTCTTCACAATACTCACGCGCTGCTGACCACTTAGTTTGGTTTTTGGCGTATGTTAATGCAGCATTACGATAAGAGGCAGTTCGTTTATTCTTGTCATTCGGTGGTTGTGTTTGCTTTTTGGGTTTTACTTCAATAATATACTTCGTGATCTTACCAGACTTTTCACGAACTTTAATATAGAAGTCTGGATAGTAACGTCTCACTTTACCATCAGGTGCTCTGTATGGTATGATGATCTCTTCACTACCCCACTGTAATATGTTAGGGTTATTGTCACAGAACACCATGAACTTTCGTTCCCATAGCGACCTATAAACAATGTTTGTCGGGTTGCCACGGTACTTCTGAGGATGTATTGGTTTAAAATACCCAGAGTACGCCATAAATATAGTTGTTCCAACATAGCTATTTAGCGTGGCAGAAAAAAACTCTAGTAGTATATCCTCATTCCTTGGGCATATAAGCAAATATGGAGGTGTATCCACTTCTAACAACTTTATTGTGGAAGTTGATTACTTTGATAGCAATGGAGCTTACGCTGAAAGAGCACAATTGAATGAAGCATTGATGTTCATGTGTGATGAAGCACAACTTCCAAACGTGAATAGTGCCACAGGAACTCAGAATGGTGTTTTGACTGGTATTGGTTCTGTAGATTATCCACACACCAGAATATTCACTGAGGTTCAGTTATCCTTTATGTTGGATGCAAATTTATCTTTACTAAAGTTTTTCAACAATTGGTATAGTCGTATTTTTATAGATCCTATCAAGAATCCTGGTGATAAGTTGTCTCCTTCTAATAGACCAACTAGACTATCTTATCGTAGTGGTTATGCTACAACCATGAGAATCACGAAGACAGAACCTGGACCAGAAGATGGAGCACAAAGAAAACCAATCACTTATGTTTTAGAGAATGCATGGCCATACTCTATTGACGCTGTTCCTCTTCAGTTTGGTGCATCTCAGATTACTAGATTGACTGTTAACTTTAAGTATGAGAGACATCAGATTTATCAAAGAGATATTAGAAACGTTGCTAATATGACTAAAGGTGAGATTAAAACCGTACTACGCGATGATGGGGTCGGACAAGATGAACCAAAAGGTATGAAGAAGGGTGAGATAAACACATACTTGCTTGATGATGGTCCTGGAAAAGGTGAACAGAATTTAGTAAAGACTGGTCCAGATGGAAACTTATACACCTGGCCACCACTAACTCCACCACCACCTGTACCACCATCAGCACCTACAGCAAATTGACTTTTTCAATTCCATAAAAGTGGGAAAATTTTTTCCGCTATTTTTTGGGTCTAAAAGTCGCGCTAAATATACATATGAACTGGTCTAAACATTATGGCATTACCACAAGTTGTGCTTCCAACGTATGAGTTGGAAATTCCGTCTAATGGCAAAAAAATCAAATATCGTCCATTTGTCGTAAAAGAAGAAAAACTGCTATTATTAGCATTAGAGTCAGAGGACGAAAAAGAGATTGAAAAAGCAGTAAAGCAACTATTGAAAGGTTGTATTCAATCTCGCATTAAAATTGAAGAATTACCAATTTTTGATTTAGAGTATATTTTCCTTCAGATTCGTGCAGTCTCAGTTGGTGAGATTGTTGAAATGCAAGTTACCTGTAAAGATGACGATAAAACACAAGTTAGATATAATTTGAATTTGTCTGAAGTTGCAGTTATCAAACCAGAAGGTCATAGTTCCAAAATTGAATTAGCAGAGAATTTTGGTGTCATTATGAAATATCCTGCATGGACCGAATTTATCAGTGGATCAATAATGGGCAAATCACCTACTGCTGATGGTATTATTGATATTATCGCTGGATGTGTAGATCAAATTTATGAAGGTGATGATGTATATGACAATTCTACGACATCAAAGAAAGAGTTTGTTCAATTCTTAGAAAGTCTTACAAATAATCAATTTGAGCAAATTCAGAAATTCTTTGAGGGAACTCCTAGACTAGAACATAAGTTTACGGTAATGAATCCTAATACAGGTGAACCGTCAGAATTTATTATTCAGGGGTTATCCAATTTTTTCGGATAGCACTCTTCCATAATACTTTGGAAGGGTACTATAAAACTAACTTTGCTTTGATGCATCATCATAAATATAGCTTGACGGAGATTGAAAATATGATGCCTTGGGAGAGACAGGTGTATACTACTCTCTTAATGCAACACTTGGATAATCTTAAGAAGCAACAAGAACAAGCAGCTAAGCAACGCTAATGGCACACGGATACCTATCATACCAAGATACTAGAGGCGAAAGCAATATTCTAGGTGATATTGTCAAAGCTGTAAAAAATTATCTGGATGGTCGCGAAAAAAAGGAACAAGTCGCGGACATGGTTGCCGCGAAGGTAGATGTAGAAGCTAAAGAACAAGCAGCATTAGCAGCAGGAAAATCTGCTCCTAGACTTCCTATGGGAGCGCAAAAGATGCTCACAGGAGGATCTTTCAGTAAATTAGTAGGAAGAAATCCTAAATCTTTATCTGGTTCAGTAGCAACAACTCCTGATGTTAGAGGAGGTGCTATTGTTAATATGGGTTTTGGTGGAAGAAAACTAAAACCCGAAGGTTATGTTGGAGACAGAATTGTTGATGTTAGTGCCACTCCTGTAAACGATACTCAACAAATTGTACAGGCAGTTGATAGACTAACCTTTGTTACTATGTCATTGGTTGCTGCTACTAAAGAGCAGACAGCGGTTGCACGAGACCAACAAAACTTTTTTGAGAAATTAGCAAGGAAAGATACAGCATTTAGAGAAGAGGAAGCACTAGAGAGACAAAAATTTCTTTCTGGTAATACTGCATATCAGCAAAGAGCTCTTCCTCCAGGACGAAGTGGTGGTGGTAGTGGCAGTCTAGCTAGAAATCTCATGTCTGGTGGTAAACTAGGCACAAACGTCAAAGGTGCAAAAGCAGCAGCAAAGGGCACCCAAACAGCACTTGGTGCAGCAGGTGGAGCATTATCTAAATCAGGATTTAAAGCTCCTGCAAAACTACTGCAATCTGCTAGTGCAGGTGCTGGAAAACTTCTTAGTGGGTCAGGTGCTAAAATTACAGGAGATGTAATTACAGACAAATCGGTATTATCTGCAGCACAAAAATTATTACCAGCAAAAATTTTAAAAACTGGTAGTACAACTGTCATCAGTAATGCTGGAGACGGACTTGATGATCTTTTGGATGCGATGGATGCCCTAGATGCAGATGCTTTTGCTAAGAACGCAGCAAGAGAGGGCACTGAAAATGCTATCTTGGCAGCGCAGATGGGAACTAAAGGAAATGTTCCTATCAGTCAACTAGACGGAATGAAAACTTTTTCTAACATAGCAGATCAAGTTCCTGATCCAGATATAGCTGCAGATATTTGGAAAGATTTGTATGGTAAAGATGAGTGGACAAGACTAGTTGGCAATAAGGCAGACATGCCAATTGAAAAAGCACTCAAAGGTACTGTTGCCGAAGAAATGGCAGAACAAGGTCTTAAAGCAGCATCAAAGAGTGGAGCAAAAGCACTTGGTAAGTCGTTCTTGAAGAAGATTCCTGTTATTGCTGGTATTGCTGGTATTGCTTTTGGTATTCAACGTGCTCTAGAAGGAGACTTCTTAGGTGCTGGACTTGAAATTACATCTGGTATTCTTGGAGCTACTGGTGTTGGTTCTGGACTAAGTTTTGGTATTGACGGATTCTTGTTAGCAAGAGATCTTGGTATGATGCCTATGGCAAAAGGTGGTATTTTGACAAAACCTACACCTGTTATTGCTGGTGAAGCAGGTGCCGAAGGATTTTTCCCACTACAAGGATCTGAGGGTAAGAAAACATTCCAGATGTTTGGTGATGCATTTATTGACTCACAAAAGAGGAGAAGGAAAGAAGTTGCAGAAATTCAATCATTAGGATTGGAGACATTTGCACAAAAGAAAGGTAATGGACTATTTGGTTTCTTATTTGGCGGTGGTGGTAGTAATCCCCCATCAAATGGCAATGGTAATGGTAGAGCATGGTGGGATCCTCTGGGACTCTTTACTGGTAAAGATAATGGAGCAAAATCAAAAACACCACTAGTAGGACCACCACCTCCAGTGACTGGCACTGGAGATTTATTTGATGTTATTGCTTCTGGTGAAGGTGGATATGAGTCTGTCAATAGAGGAGTTGCTGGTGATACTCCTGGTGGAGCAGAATCTGTAACTGGTAAGAAGTTATCTGATATGACTGTTGGTGAAGTTATGGAGTTACAAGCACAAGAGAAGTTGTTTGCGGTTGGTAAGTATCAAATCATTCCCAAAACAATGAGAGGATTTGTTAGAACTATGAATATTAGTATGGATGATAAGTTTGATGCTGCCACTCAAGAGAAATTCAAGAAATATGTTATTGATTTCAAGAGACCTATTGTTGGTAGATATCTCCGTGGTGAAACCAATGATAGAACAGAAGCGGCACAAGAACTTGCTAGAGAGTTTGCTTCTATTGGATTAGCATATGATGAGGCAGGAAGAGTTCGTGGTGAGTCTAGATATTCTGGAACAGCGGGAAATGCCGCTTCTATTTCACCAGCAGAGATTGAAGCAGCACTTGATAGAGGAAGAGCAGGTCAAACACAAGACTATGATCCTAACAAGACTTATAAGACAGGTGATGTTGTAAAGAAAAATGGTATGCTTATGAAGTTTGATGGTTTTGGTTGGGCAGCACTTAATGATGGATTGCAATCATCAAATCCTGATGTCGGCAACGATATACAATTGGCATCCGCTGAAACATCTTTAGCAGCTGCTGCAAATACAGGAGGAACTACTATTATTAATAACTATAGTGCAGGTTCTAGTGATGGATCAACTACTGTAGGAAACCAAGTTGATTTTGGTCCTGGTAATGCAGATTTGGGTGGAGATCTATTTACAAATACACGTATTAGAACATTGGTAGCATGATGGAATTTTCTTCTTCAACCGATTTTAGTCTAGAAAGCTTTGTGATAACTCCACATGTTGGAGATAAAGTTGAGGTGAAAAAATTAATTGCTGCATTTAATTATTCTGAATCAATTACATCGCCCTTTTTGACTGCCACTGCTCAGATAGTTGATAGTGTAGGTTTAATCAATACCCTTCCTATTAAAGGTGGTGAGATGGTGCAAGTAAAAGTTCTTACTACCATAAGCGAAGAACCATTTGTTTACAATATGAAAATCTGGCAAGTAGGAAATCGTTTTGCAGAACAAAAGAAGCAAGTATATACTCTTGGATTAATTTCTGAAGAAGCGATTACTAATGAGACTGCTCAGGTTACTGTTGGCACAACTGGCAATCCTTATTCAATTATTGGCAATTCTATTAGAACAGACTTAAAGAGTAACAAAGAAGTATTTGGAGAAAACTCTTTATTTGAAGTCAAGATGCTCCCTGGTTTGAAAAGACCATTTGATTTCTTTACATCATTAGCAATCAAGAGTGTTTCTCCACAAGCAAGTTTTCAAAGTTCTGGGTCAGAAAATACTAATAAAACTGAGCAAGAGATTAAAGGAAGTGGTGGATTTTTCTTCTGGGAAACATATAGAGGATATAATTTTTATGCAGTTGATTCATTACTTGCCGATGAGAAAAGTAAACTAAAGTCGCCAAAATTGAGAACTGAAGCTTGGGGAACTGCTCCTTATCAAGCATATACTGAGAGATTAGGAAACATTGGTGATGGTGGAGACGATAGGTTTACTATCAAGAGATCTGTTTTTGGATCCGAAATCAATCTTATGGAAGCACTTAGAAAAGGGAAACTTTCTTCTAAAGTGGCATTCTTCAATCATTCAACTGGACAATATTCTGAGTATGTCTACAGGTTGAAAGATAGTTATGATAACATGACACATTTGGGTGGACAATCTATCCTAAGTAAGATACCATTAGGTGGTGATAAAGAATTAGCAGATTATCCATCCAGAACTCTGTCTGTTCTTTTAGATCATGAAACTTGGTTTAATGAACCAGGTGTCGCTTCTCCCGAACCAGAAGATGGATCTAGTGAACCTACTCCATATGCTGATTGGCAGAAATACTATACTGTCCAAGCAATCTCTCGTTATCAATTACTACAAAATCAAAAATGTACCATTGTTATACCAGGGAACGCAGAAATGTGTGCAGGAGACAGAATCAACATTAGACTTGTATCAAAGTTACCAGATGAATTAGCAAAAGATGAACCTTATGATCTTGAGAGTAGTGGAGAATATTTGATTGGGGAAGTAACTCATCAATACGATCCTACTATGGGAAGTAACGGTAGATTTTTGACAACTCTCCGCCTTATGAGAGATTCTTACGGAATGAAAGGCAAGGCATCAGTACACAGCACCTAAATAATCACAGGAGGTAATTACCTATGGACAGCATTGAACAGCATATTGAGAAAGATAAGGAAATTCTTCAAAACCCTTTGACTTCTCCACAGCAGCGTCGCCATATTGAAGGCGAACTGCACGATCTAGAAGAGTATGTTGAGCATCACAAAGAAGAAATTGAGGCAGGAGATCATCACGATCCTTCTCCGCTGGAACTATATTGTGACCAAGAACCTGGAGCTCCTGAATGTAAAGTTCATGATAACTAAGTATGGATGAGGCATTATCGCGTTTGATTCCAACCCAACGCATCGGTAACGATGGTTTTACATGGTGGGTTGGACAAATTGAAGGAACCGCCCAAGATGAAAAAAACAACAAAGGCGGATACCGTTATAAGGTAAGAATTGTCGGTGATCATACCTCTAACAAAGAGGTTTTGCCGACAAAAAATTTGCCATGGGCAACTGCGATAATGCCTATTACTACTCCATTTGCTCCTGGAAACATTTGTGGTGCTAATCCACAACTTGTCAAGGGATGTTGGGTTATTGGTTTTTACTTAGATACTGAAAAACAGAAACCCATTATCATGGGTTCTATTGGACAAGTTCCAGGTGCAACATCAGTTATTAATGATATTGATCCTAATGACAGTGAAGCATTTAAAACTGGTGTAAGAACTGGTGACTTAGCTCCAATCCCATCAAAAGATGGCGAAGAAGGTGCAGACGGCACTGCTAAAACAGGTGGTGGACTTGCCACTGGTAGAAAACGTGGTGATGGAGAAGAAGATGTTCCACTCCCTCCCGCAAAAGTAGAAGCAATCAAAGATGAGCAATGGTGTCAAATAGTTGCTGAAAAATGCAAAGATGTTGATCTGAAAACTCAGATGACCAACATCCTTGGTGAACTTTTAGCAGAAATTCAAAATAATAATGGTAATATTGGCACTTACTATGTCAGTAAGGTAACTGGAGGTATTAATAGTGCCGTCTCTGAAGGTAGATCTAAAGTAAACAAAGCAATTCGTGTTGTAAGAGAATTCTTAGCAAGAGTTAAAGGTTGGATTACTACTAAGATTCAAGAAGCAGTTGATGCCTTAGTAAAAGCAATTTTACAACCTAATGAAAGTGGAAATGTCTTAACTCCTGTTACAGAGTGGTTTAATAACATCCTAAAAGATTTGGGATGTAAGATGGCAGATCTTGGTGAAAGACTAGAGGCATGGTTAACCAATCTGTTGATGAGTTACATCAATCAGATTTATCGTGCTGCCATCTGTCAAATTGATGAATTAGTAAATGGCATCATCTCTAAAATCCAGCAGTTAATGAATGATTTGCTGGATAGTGTATTAGGACCATTACAAGATATTCTTGGAGCAATTGCTGCTCCACTTGACTTGATTGGACAAGCAATTAATTATGTTCTGAAACTGTTAGGAATTTCTTGCTCTGGACCAGATCAAACATGTGCAAAATATAAGAAAGTTTGTACTACTGGAGAGAAGAAGAAAAAAGATGATGATGAAGATTTCTTAGACAAACTCTTAGGAGATATTGATAACTTATTTGGTGATACTCCTGCTGATTATACTCAATATATTTGTGATGAAGCTTTTACTGGAAAACCGTTAGAACTAACAACAGTTGGATTTATTGGAGGAGTACCAGCACCAGGGACTACAGATACTAAAAAAGCAAAACTTACATACACTATTAATGATGTCACTGTAAAAGAAGGTGAAAGTGCAGTGTTTACAGTAACAAGAAGTGGATTCCTTGATATTTCTTCCTCTCTAAAATTTAATACTATTAAAAAACAAGGAACTGCAACTGCTGGATCAGATTATCTAGAACAAGAGGGTATTCTTGGTTTTGCTCCAGGAGAAACACAAAAAACTATCAATATTCAAACGTTAGTTGATCAAGAAAAGGATCCTGAAGAGACATTTTTCATTAGGTTGAAGAAAAATTCTCCAGTAGATGATGTAAAAACAGTATTTGTCAAAAATATTGGTAAAGGTACAATTACTGAAAAGGATGTTAAGAAACCATATGATCCTTATCAACCAGAACCAGTAGATCCATTTGTGCCAATTCCAGATCCTCCTACAGATACTCTTCCAACAAATCCAAATGTACCAGATGACGGGAGTGGAGATGGTGGTGACGATGACGCTACTGATACAACACCTTCATATTCTGTTGTTGCGAACAGAACTAGTTGTCCTGAGGGAGAATTTATCATATACACAATTTCTACTAGTAATGTAGAAAGTGGAACCATCTTATACTATAATTTAACTGGAAATGGTATTATTCCTTCGGATATTATAGGAAATAAACTTAGTGGAAGTTTTATTATCAATAACAACCAATCAAAAGTAACAGTTGGTATTGAAGAAGATGGTGAAATTGAAGATGTTGAGACACTTACTTTTACTATCGCTGGAACAGGAGCATCTGTAGATGTCTTGATTACTGTTCCAGATGATCAAGACATTGATGATATTGATCAAGGTGTTGGTGATACACCAGAAACAGTATTTGAGGAGTTTAGACCACCTACCGCAAAAGAACCTATCACGGACGATAATGGTGGAATTATTGAGATTCCTATTGATGACCCAGGAGATTCTTGGTTAGAACCACCTATTGTTATTATTGGTGGAGAGGGATCAGGAGCTACTGGAATTGCACTGCTTGACAATTCTGGATCTGTTTCAGAGATTAGAATTCAATCTCCTGGATATGGATATAAATTGAATCGTGCATCAGACAACGATGTCAGATGTATTATTGATGCATTTACTATCCTTAGACCTGGTATTGGTTACACTAGCGTACCAGACATGTATGTAAATGGCGAACTAGGTATTGCAGAGGCAGTTATCAACAACGATGGATTTGTTATTGGTGCTCGTATCTTGAATAGAGAGATTACTTTTGATAGATTCCCTGCTGTTGATATTGTAGGGGGTGGTGGTTATGGTGCTAAACTATTACCATCCTTAGCATGTCTAGATACAGAAGCACTGTCCACTATTGGTGCCACTAAGATTGGTACTGGTAAATATATTGATTGCCCATAATGTCACATCCTGTAGGCGCAAAAGAATATCCTAATAATATTTTCAAGCAGACAACGCCTGATGAAGAACAGGCGCTGACAGATCAACCTAGGTTTCAGACTTGGTACAAAGGGTGGTTAACACGTTCGGAAATTTATGAGAGAAGACTCCCTGATGGACTAACTTCTGCGTTGAGGATTGATGGTCCTGGGGATAGTGCATTCTCTTTAGATAATAAGGGTAATATAAGAATTCTTACTGGAAAGAAAACAGAAGTTGCTGGTAGTGGTGTCCTTGGAATCAAAACTTGGGGACAACAACAACTTCATAATGAAAGATCTAATCTCCAGTATTGTGCTGGTGGCACAGAAAATGAAGGACAAGCACTAAATGTTCTTTGTTATGGTGATTATGTAGAAGAATCTGTTGGTTCAACCAGATATATTAAAGCAGCAAAAATTGAAATCACTGCTACAGAAGAACTTGTACTAAACGGTCAAACAGTTAAGATACAAGCACAGGGTGACATTGAGATGGCCGCGGCGTCAGTTACCACTGCTCAAGTTAATAAGAAAGATATTATTCTTGGACAGAAGATGACTTTTGGTGCTGGTGAAGATACAGATCTGCAGTTTGATCCTAGAGCATCTAGAAATGTAGTATCTCCTGGTAATATTCATCACACCATTGCAGGTGATTATAAGGTAAAATCTTTGCGTACTACAACTGTGAATGGCGTTGCTGGACTGTTTATGAGTTCACCAGCATCAACCACTGTTCAGGGTCTAGCAGGAATGATTATTAATGGTCCTGGGGGTCTGAATATTGCTGCAGCAAAGACTAGTATTGAGACTGCTGATTTAGATCTTGTAGCAGCTAAGACAGATATCACTACTGCTGATCTCAATGTAGATGCTGCTAAAGTGGATCTTACTGGTAGTGCTGATGTTTCTATTACTGGTGCAAACGTCAGAATTACTGGTGCATTAATTTATCTTAACTGAGTCATAAGTAATACAAAATGTTACTGGGAACAAACTGGCACAAGGGGGGTTGATTTTTCCTTGCAACCCTGATAAATTGTATTCATGCGATGGGGAAAACCTCATCCAACATCTGTGGGTAACCATTCCACAAGTAAACTAACAAAGGAAAACAAAAATGATCAAAACTGCTTTCGCTGCTGCCGCTGCAGCTGCTGCTTTCGCTGCTCCTGGTGCTGCCCTTGCAGGACCCTACGTTAACGTAGAAACCAATGCAGGTTGGACGGGCGCTGACTACACTGGTGCAAATACAGATTTTCACGTAGGCTACGAGGGTGCCCTCGGTGAGTCTGCTTCTTACTACGTCCAGGGCGGCGCTACCCTCGTCTCTCCTGATGGTGGCGACAGCGATACTGTTCCTTCTGGTAAGGCAGGTCTGGGTGTTGCCGTGACCGATGCATTGGGTGCATATGGTGAAGTCTCGTTCGTCGGATCTGGCGACGATTCTGTTGACCGTGGATATGGTGCTAAAGTAGGTCTGAAGTATAATTTCTGATTTGCATAGTTCGGTTAATGTGATATAATGACAGGGGATCTTCGGATCCCCTTTTTCATTCTAAATATCATTGTTGATGGGGAATATATGCTATCTACTCAATATAGATTGCGCTTAGAAGGCATTTGCAAGAAAATTGCAAATAATGATGTAGTTGAACTGTCCGACATGATTTGGGCGGAGAAACTTGCAAAAGCACATACAACTGCTCGTGATTGGTTGAAACAAGCACGACGCCAATCCAAGGGGATTGAGGAGGGCAGTATTGATGATTTTATGAATAGGATGGGTTTAGGTGATCCTGATCCATCCAATCATAAAACTCAATTTGATGGTGCAGAAGATATTAAGGATTGGTTTATGAGAGACAAACCCGACGACTGGAGGCAACGTGACTAGTGATTTTCTAGATAATCTAGCAGCGCAACAATATAGAAAAGCGCATAGAGATAATATCAAAGCTCTTCAAAGAGAGATTGAAGAACTCAAAGCAGAGATTGTAGTCCTTAAAGCATCTAAAAATGACTGACGATATTAGTGTTAATATGGATGGTGGTGTTGGCGGATCATGGAAGGAAGTGACTAACAAGGTTATTGCTGATAACCTGATAGAACAAGTTGCAGAACTTCTTAATGGTGAAGCGAAGCACTATATAGTTGCTGATAGGAAATCCTCTCATAGAAAAATCGTAATTGAATATGACCACAGCAGTAATCTACAGCAACGGTAGTCAAGAGTGTGAACGCATGTCGTCACTCTTGGAAAATCTCAAAGGTGTCACTGACTTCCATAGATATGAGTTAGATAGACACTTTTCAAAGCAACAGTTCCAGATGGAATTTGGTGGAGATGCATCATATCCCCAGATTGCAATCAATGAAAAGCACATTGGTAACATGAATGAAACCTTGAAATACCTTAAGAGATTGGGTATGCTTGACAAACAACCCTAGATCATGTACAATCAAATCATATGACCTTTTATCATGAATTACAAACA